CCTCACGGGGCCCCCCCAATAGTTGGGAATCTGTTTACTTCCAAGCGAGGAGATATGACATCAGGAAATATCGTAAGTGGAGCGTTTAACACGCCCCCTGCCTTCTCCAAGAAAACATGGAGTGGGGTTGATACGCCTAAAGGCCAGCCCCGTCATGCCGAGAACAACTACGACATGACGGCCTGCTCATACGTGTATGCCCTGACAGACAGATATCTCCGTGGTTCGTTTTACGATTCACGCTTCCTTTATAGCACCTTAACCTACGTTCCGGGTCTTCCTTCCAACACACTCGAGGCGAAAGCTTTGAGTAAGTTAAAAGACAAGATCCAGGGCGGGGATTTCAGTGCTGGCGTGTTTCTCGGCACCTTGGATGAAGTTCTACCCATGGTCACCAGTCGTTGTCGATCAGTCATCGCCGCGTTAACTGCCGTGAGGCAGCGGCGCTACGCTGATGCTCTCCGTGTTCTTGCCCCTGGCACCGGCCGCCCGTTACGTGCTACAGCCCCAGCTGATGTTTGGCTGGAGCTACAGTACGGATGGATCCCGTTGCTTAATGATGTTTATGAGGGGATGGAGAAGCTACACAACATGCGCGAAGAACGCTCTATGTCGTACAAAGCGTCCGCGTGGTCCGTAGTACAAACGGAAGATTCCGCTTCTGTGCCCAACTATAGTATTACGTTGGCTACGCAGCAGTGGGTGTCTTACCGATGGACCCTCAACGAAGAACTGAGCACTAGTCAGAAGTTGTTCTCTCTGACTACTCCCGCGGAGATACTGTGGGAGCGCATGCCGTGGTCTTTTGTTGTTGACTGGTTTATCCCTGTTGGTACGTACCTAGAAAACTTAGGTTTCGTTCCTAAGCTCTCTGGATCGGGGGGCGTATCTCGTTTCTCAAGATGCTCTCCTCAGATCAGTCGGACGTACAAGGATAATGCCGTATGGCAGTATAAGAACCAATTCGACCCCCCTGTTAGAGGCTCAGGCGTACGCCTTCAACGGCGCGCCTTAACTGCATCGACGATTACTGTCCCGTTGCCCGAGTTGAAGTCTATATCTCAGGCTATGGGGGTTCAGCGTTGTCGGAATGCAGCTGCCCTGATCTGGCAACAGATCAACAAGTTCGGTCGTACTCGCTTTTAAATCAATTTTAAGGAGTATCTAAATGGCTGCTCAAGCCAACATTACTGTCTATGACGGTGCGGCTACACCCGTTGTACATACGCTGATTCCCGTTGGTGCCTCTACTGACCCAAAAACTGGTCAGCGGTCAGCACTATGGCGGGAGGCGCTTGTAACTCTTCCGCTGTCTGCGCAGATTCAGTTCGAACTGCGCATGCGCGAATTAGCGTCTGGGGTTATCCGTACCGATAGTGTGGTGCAGGTACCAGTGATGGAAAGCATATCCGGGCAAAATTCTGCCGGGTATACCGCCGCTCCCAAGGTGGCGTACATCAACACACTCTACGTAACCGGGTTCTTCTCTCAGCGGTCAACTATTGCTGAGCGGAGACTGGCCCGGCAGATCGCACTGAACTGCGGCGGAAACGTCGCTACCTCAGTTGCAGCTGCCACTTCGGGTTTCGTGCCGGATCTGATCGATTCATTGATCATTCCTTAACGGACGAAGATGTGAAACGTAGTACTACCAAGCTCCCGGAGGCACGCTATTTCGGTGTGCCCATTACCCCCTTAAGGAGGATACCATGGGGAAATTTAAATTTCAGCTTGATAATTTGGTGTACCCGCTGGACGACGAAGAACAGCTGCGATTCAACATGCAGCTTCTTGACGTCCTGGCCCCGTTTGCGGGACCGCTGGCGGAGGATATCCGAAAGGCTCTTGAGAAGGAGCCCGAGGCGATCCTAGGTATGGAAGCGACGATTCCGCAAGACGCATCCCCGACTTCTCATGGAGACGCGGTGCGGTATCTGGCTCAACGTCAGGTACTAGCGCTGTTTCAAAAGTGGGAGAACTTGCCAAGTAATATTGACAAGGAAGGGGTTGCTCTTGAACGCTTCAACAGGGTGGAACAGAAATGCGCGGACACCAATGATCTACTGCGGCACCACAATTCTGGGGGATTCATCCCCATCGTCAGCCCGCTACTTCAGCGAGTTGCGAACAGAATTCGGCGTGTCCTAGGTCCTGTCCCTGCTTTCAGCGATCTAAATATCGTGTTTGGCCCTGGCGCTACAACTTCTGTGAAGAAGAAAGATGCCAATCCGACCTCAAAAATGGCGGATGGAATCATGTGTAGCTACGATCTGCTAATGAGCGGGCGACTGCCTGAAGCGCTCCGTGAGATACCGGAGTGGTGCAAGGCATTTACCCGTCCTGCGTCGAAGGGTCTGATGGTTGATGAGTGTAGTGCTAACTCGCTAAACCCTCTTTCCCTTCCTCCTTCATGTACATCTTTTGCGTACTTGCAGGAAGACGTGGTACCTGTACAGGTTGTCCTGGGCAGGTTGCAATTCGTGGCCAAGACCGCTGGAACCAACAGAACAATTGCAGTGGAGCCCGTTCTAAACGGGATGCTGCAATTGGGCGTACATCGATGGATCGTACGTCGTTTGGCGAAAGTCGGTGTCACAGTTGAGGACCAGCAGAAGAACCGCAATGCGGCGCTGCAGGGTAGCTTGGATGGTACCCTCTCAACTATAGACCTAAGTGATGCATCCGACTCCCTAAGCTACCAATTGGTAAAGGCATGCTTGGGGGAGACGCCTGAATGGTTTGACCTCCTTCGTTCCATAAGAACGGGTTCAATATCATATAAAGGCCAACAATATGTCTTGGAGAAGTTCTCCACAATGGGCAACGGTTTTACATTTGCCCTCGAATGCCTGATATTTTGGGCAATCGCTCGCGAAGTCTGCGAGAGTCCTATCGTATATGGTGATGACATCATCGTGCCTCGGAAAACAGCGGACCACTTGCTGTTTCTCCTTAGGCTACTTGGATGCTCTCCAAACGAAAAGAAGACTTTTGTTGAGGGTCCGTTCCGTGAGTCTTGCGGACGGGATTACTTAGCTGGTTTTCCGGTTCGCCCCGTTTACGTCAAGAAGAACATGACGATATTAGACGGGTTTGCATTCCACAACGCTGCCCAGCGGCTTCTTTGTCCCCTCGGGGATGAATTGGCCAGAGCAGTGAGGTTGTGTATCCCTAAGAATCTCAGGATATACGGCCCCGATGGTTTCGGAGATGGGCACCTGATTTCGCCCCTTGGACGGTATCGTCGCATCCTTCCGGATGAAGACCAATATGCCGGCCATTATTTCCAGACCTATGCACGAGTGGGTCGCTCCCTCCCCAATAAGTATCATGGGGACTGGGTGAGTCCATTGTATCACGTGTATACTTCTAATCGTGACATGTTTGGCGCTCTATCTGAACCCCTAAAATTCAGGAAGGACAGATGGATCCAGACTGTGCCTGGTACGGAAGATGCTGTGGAATTGAATCGGATATACACTTTCAGGTAACACACCCTACCGGTTTGCCGGCAGACTCTGCC